ATAGACTGATGATTCTCAAAACATTCTTTCAGGTGTCTTGGTTGACCTGAATAGATCAAAGCTACCTTAGACATGATACTTACTATTATCTTTTGCTAGATGGACAATTTTTGCATCGAATGTGCATTGTTGCTCAAACAATTCTGGAAAAGCAAGAGATGGGGAAGCAACAAATACTTCATCTCTACGTTCAACATAAAACTTATTCAAATGACTCTCATCATGCCAAGTTGCAATGATATTGTTTGACTCATCTTCACCAGTTCTATTATCAAGTTCTTCAATCATACCAAGAACATCTGGCAGTTTGCCACCCCACAGACATCCTTGAAAATAAATTGAGAGATCCTCGTCTTCTGCAACACACGCTTTAGAGAGAGGTGTAACATCAAACGCACCTGGAATATTATCATGAGGAGGGAAGTTAAGATAATGACATGGATGATGCACACCAATATATTTTTTGGTGTCATCAAATAGATCTTCTGGATTAACAGTATCAACCACACGCATGTCAGCGTCAAGGAAGAGTAACCAATCACAATCCTTAATATCTTCAAAGCATCTACGAATCATCTTGAAGCGATACAAAGTAATGTATGGCCATTCCAAATGCTCTTGCTTGTAGATAACAGCGTTATCAGGTGCTTCAGGAATCTCACCATCAGTAAAGATGGCATACTTCTTCTCAACTCCAGGAAGAAGGAACTTCTCACAACTCTCATACCAAGTTGGCAGGAAGTTTAGATACTTCTCAGTGCCAATAAAAATTACAGCGACTTTCATTAGATTACAATCCACCCCTCACAATAGATATCTTGGGTATCCAGATGCTTATTATCTGGACCAAACCATTTACTAGGAGCGATAACTTTCTCGCTCTTTGCCAACCATGCACCCCACCAAGAGAATGAAGAGTTGGCAATAATATGTGCTTTACATAAACTCATCAAACACATATCAGTATAATTTATATTACCTTCAGCAACCAAGAATCTATCACTCTCAAACAAACTCTGCTCTTTACACCATTCAGGATCATCACTAAAGATCACAACGTTCCTATCTTCATCAAAGTGTGTTAGTGCCTCTTCATAATAGTCAAGACCAAGATTATTGTGATGATGAGAGAGTTCCAAATAATCAGTTCGTCTAATATGAAGAGATACAGGATTATCAAAAGAGGTAATCATAGACCTAGAGGGTCTAAGAAACTGAGACTTAAAGGTAAAGTCTTCGCGATTTACATCTTCAATTTCCTTAAAATACTTTTCTGTTTGAAAGTATCCATCAATGTTTACCCATCGAGGACAGTTGTTATATAATTCTTCATCGAAACCAAATGTACTCTCACTTACAGTTGGGCGTTCTCCATCAGTATATTGAACATTCAAATTATTAATAGTATCCATAACAAATGGATACAGCATTTGATGATGTCTCCATTCATCCATCTTCTCAAAAGATTCCGCTGGAGGAGGAATCATAAAGTTGTATCCATTCTTTGCAGCAATACCACGAAGTGATGCATACTGAAACATCTGATTACCAAGTCTACCCAGTAGACCTAATCTATTAAATCCGATCATAATTTTCCTTAAACCATGCGTATGTTTTGATGAGTCCCTCAACAATATCAACTTTAGGTTTCCACCCAAGATCAAAAAGTTTATCTACATTCATAACCTTCCTGGGAGTTCCATTAGGTTTAGATGTGTCCCACTTAATAGAACCTTTGTAATCAACAACTTCAGCAATAACTTCTGTCAACTCTTTAATAGAGATGTCATATCCAGTACCAATATTAATGATATCAGAATCACTATAGTTCTCCATACAAGCATAGCATGCTTCTGCCATATCATCAATGTACAAAAATTCTCTCAAAGGTGATCCATCACCCCAGCACCAGAACTCATCATCACCATTCAACTTTGCTTCATGCATTCTACGCATGATTCCAGGAATTACATGACTAGACAAAGAATTAAAATTATCCTTAACTCCGTATAGATTAGTTGGTTGAAGAGAGATAGCATCAAATTCATATTGCTGACGATATGCTTGGCACATCTTAATACCAGCAATCTTTGCAACAGCATATGCATCATTTGTTGGTTCCAATGGACCAGTCATGAACTGATCTTCTGTGATAGGAATCTGAGGATGCTTAGGATAGATACAAGAAGAACCAAGAAAAACTAATTTTTTACATCCATACTCATAAGAATAATTAATGATATTAGATTGAATCATTAAATTTTTGTAGATGAAATCAGCAGGCATTGTTTTATTTGCCATGATTCCACCAACCTTTGCTGCTGCAACAAAAACATATTCAGGTTCCACAGAACCAAAGTATGCTTCAGTTTGAACTTGATTTGTAAAATCAACTTCATTACGAGTTGCTTCAATAACAAATTGATGTCCTTTGCGTTTTAGACATCTTACAATTGCTGATCCAACTAGACCGTTGGCACCAGCAACTAGAATTCTAGAATCACTGTCCATAGATACACATGTCCTCAACGAGTTCATTAAACGAAATTTTGGGTTCCCAACCTAGTTGCTCTTTTGCTTTTGTTGCATCTCCCAAAAGAGACTCAACTTCTGCTGGGCGGAAGTATTTATCGTCTACTCTGATGACCACTCTACCAGTACTCTTATCAATTCCAATCTCTTCCAAACCCTCACCTTGCCACTCAATATCCATACCAAAGTAATCTGCAGACTTCTCTACAAACTCCTTAACAGAATATTGGTGACCAGTTGCAATAACATAATCCTCTGGAGAGTCCTGTTGAAGCATTAACCACATCGCTTCAGCGTAGTCTTTAGCATGTCCCCAGTCACGCTTTGCACTAAGATTGCCCAAGTAAAGAACATCCTGAAGACCACAGCTAATCTTAGAGAGTCCCCTAGTAATCTTCCTAGTTACAAAGGTCTCTCCCCTACGAGGAGACTCGTGGTTGAACAGGATGCCTGTGCAAGCATACATTCCATAGGACTCACGATAGTTCTTCGTGATCCAGTATGCATAGAGTTTTGCTACACCATAAGGTGAACGTGGATAAAAGGGAGTGGTCTCCTTCTGAGGAACCTCTTGAACAAGACCATAAAGTTCTGAGGTGGATGCCTGATAGATGCGAACCTTATCTTCCATCTCCAAGATACGAACTGCTTCAAGAATGCGAAGAGTTCCCAGTCCATCAACATTACCAGTGTACTCAGGAAGTTCAAACGACACCTTCACATGACTCTGAGCAGCAAGGTTATAAATCTCATCTGGTTTACACTTCTGAATTATGTGAATCAGATTACCAGCATCAGTGAGATCACCATAGTGAAGTTTCATCTGAGGGTGATCAAAAATATGATCGATACGATGTGTGTTAATTAGGGATGCTCTACGAACAATCCCATGCACCATATATCCTTTATCAATAAGCAACTCTGCAAGATAAGACCCATCCTGCCCAGTAATGCCCGTTATAAGTGCTGTCTTCATAGTTTGGGAATTATAGGTTTTCAGTATACCACACTATCACAATAAATACTACTATGTACGGTTATGTTATGGAAAAGAAGATTACAATAAAAAAGTATGGCGATCACTATTTTTACAAAGCAACCAACATAGTGACTGAAGGTTTTAGATTAGACCTATTAAATTCTGCACAAGAGCATTGGTTTGTACAAAAGAGAAAGAGTATATACGAGGAAGTCTTTCCACCAGAAGCGACCGAAGAGATTTTAGGGTATCTTTTGAATGATCCACTATGGGCACTATTTTACAAAACGATCAGATTACATATCATGAAGTATTGTCAAGTAATTAATACTGATCCAGATAAAGTGAAGATGCATTCATCTTGGATGACTAGAATTCAAGACGTTGACTTTGAGGGAGACCATACAAAAGAACAATTAATAACTGCATTCAAAAGACACTCAACTTTTGGCAACATGCATAGTCACACAGTAAATCATATTGGTATGGTTTACTACTTGAGCAATCCCAATCCAAAGTATGGGACAGTGACAAAATTAGAAGACTCAAAAGTGTTCAACAACAATGGTGAAGAGAATAGCATCCTGATTTTTGATCCTAGACTTGAGCATTCTGCTCTATACCCTTCCCTAGAAGAGACTAAAGATCATCCCAGGATAACTGTTGTTTTAGATTGTATCCCTTTAGGAAAGCACAGTTAAGGAAGAATCCAATCAGGAACTTCAAAAGGTCTATTAATATACCAAGTAAAACCTATAACATACTTTTCATGATGGCAGTTATTAGGAAACATAGTTGTATGCCTATAATTACCATCAAAAATAATTAAACTATTTTGAGGGGACTCAAAATGTGATGGGATTGATCTATAATTATGGATAGTTTCTTCTGCCTTATCCTCATCTAGATAAGCAATCATCCCAGCAGTAGGACAAGTTGTGTGCAAAATATATGTTGATTGAATAAAATGTTTTTGGACTTGCCCCTTTAGGTCTACAGATTTTTTTGCACTATCATATCTAGTGCGAAGTTCTGGAAGATCTTCAGGACTATCGAACACATCAGCATAATCTCCAACATCAACATATCCAGAACATTCTGCAGAAAATCTCTCACCCCAACAAGCAAACGGAATTATATCTGTACTATCACAACCAAATCGTTCAGCATATTTGACAACATATTCTTTAATCTTCAGAGATAAAATATTCCAACAATTTACTTCATAAGGAAAGTATCTAGAGTTGGACATATTGAGTCCATGACAATCTATGATACAATCAGTAACCTGATGATTATCATCAAATAACAAATTCTTTGGTACAAAATGTTTTTTAGATTCTTTAAAGATTTCTTCCCGTAAAGAATCATCAAAAAACTCATTATAGATGGTGACCTTATCTTTACATCGATGATCTACTTCTTTCATAATATTTTGGTGAGTGTAAGGGAGATTCTTTTGTTATGTACTTTTTATATTTTGGGCACATAGAGCATACAGATTCTGCACCTCTAGTAAAAAACTCCAAGACATCAAAGTCAGATGCCCCAGATGTTAACGGTATATAATTTAAATAAGGATTCCACAAAGTAGATAGTTTATCACCATACTTTCTCTTCTGCAAAGGAAGGTATGCTAAAGGAGCACACTTATATATCATATTATCAAGCAACTGAAAGTTCTCTTGACCAGTAGGACAATTATCCCAACTAAGATTGTAATCGTCAGAATACATTGGTTCTATAGAACATCCATATCCATGGTAAGTCTGTAACCAATTACCCACAGAATCATGTATTCTATATGAGACACCAGATTTTTTTATACTGTCGATTGATTTATCAAATAATCTAACATAATTATCATCATCAGAATGCTTTGTTATTGTTAGAACGCAATTATTATCTATCAATGCTTTTGCAATATCAGGAACTCTATCAAATAGAAGACCATTACTAACCACCTCAAACTCTTGGTCATCCTGAATATCCCACATAGTTTTAGTCATGTAGATAATATCCACAATACTTTTATGCAGTAAAGGTTCTCCACCCAAGATACACAGTTCTCTGGGTCTAATCTTTTTACTCCAAGTGGAATACCACTCTCTGAGATTTTCTACTTCAATGTCTTCTCTATACCCATCATTAGTATAGTGACCACACCCCATGCAAGTAAAATTGCAGGAGTGGGTCACATGCCATTCTAAATGGGATACATTTATCACTTTGGATTTCCAAAATTCACAGAAGGTTCAAAGGTATTTTGTCCCATATTGCTAGAGTACCATCCAGTAGCAATATACTTTGTGGAACCAGGAGGATTACCTCGATGAAGGTGAGTAAAAGAACCTGGCCAAATAGCAACCTTGCCTCTTTTTGGTCTGATCTTCACTCCTTGATATAAAAATTCAGTCTCTCCACCCTCTTCAACATCATTCAGATAGACTGTCCAAGCAAGAGTTCTTGTGGTAGCATCCCAAGTAGAATCTTCACAATGGAAATGATGATAACCCTCTGTTGGTTCAGTCTTTTGAAGAAGAACACAACTACTACTATATCCAAAATTTGCTAGATATGGATACTTCTCCATATACTGAGTCAAACAATAATCTACACCCTGCTGAATATAGTTTGCTTCACCAGGAGAGAACGCATGGAGAACAACTTGTTTATCTTGCTGATGAACATAATTTCTATCAGCAACGTATGAGGTCGTATTAAAATAATCTTCTGCCCATGAGCAGAATTTTTCATCAAAGACGTTTTCCCAGACTCCGATAAAGTTTTCAATACTAATAAGTTTAGGATTCTGATCTGCCATCTATATTTAATTAAAATGTTGTGTTACTTTTATTCAGTTGGAAGTAACAAACCAACCACACGGAAGGGGTAATTGACTCCACCACCTAGTTTATTAACTAGGAAACTTCACGCACAACCTCCGAAGTATCAAGATCTGATGCTAAAGATTCCATAAGAATATCATAATCATCAAGAGCATCACCAGAGAAAACAACACCGTTATTTTCATAATAACGACGAACCTTTTTGAAGAGTTTTGGGTTCTTTACATCAAGGAAAATTTTACCTGTGGCAGCAGCATGGAGAATGCCGATGTCCTTCTTGAACTTTACAGTGATCGTCATTTGTCTGTTTGGTTGACAATAACATTCTAAAGGTTTGACGGCAATTCGTCAAGTGGGGGATGCGAGGATCGAACTCGCCTTAGGCGAATTATGAGTTCGCTGCATTCACCAGATTGCTAATCCCCCAATAGGACTGCTGGGAGTTGAACCCAGGTCACACCGTTATAAGCAGTGGGCCTTAACCGTTAGGCGACAGTCCCTTAGGAAGCATCATCGTGTGTTGTATGTATTCGCGTAAGTTCATCTTTGGCGGCATGGTATTCTTCTATAGGCATCATGATTGCTGCTTGACCGCTCTCATTAATGATACCAAGTTTTTCACCATTTTCAACTCTTCCAATTAGTTCGTCCCATCTTTCCTGGAACTCTTCTATTGTAAAAATTTCCATGTTAGTCTTCGTTTACTGCTTCTTGTATGGAGGAATACTTAAGTTTGTTACCCAAGTATGGTTCTGGATCCCAATTAACAGGTTTCCAGTGATAGTAGAGATTTCTGTAAAACTCTCCCATGAATGGAGTCTCTCTCGCATGTGGACATAGACTCTCATATAATAGCATATCTCCATGCTCAAACGTGACCTGATGATGCTTTTTGTCATGATCAACAAAATCTAGTGGCCATTGAACTTTGCCTGGATACTCATCGACAAATATAATTGCACTGATCACATGAGTACGTGGATTATCTCTATGAACATTTAAGATAGAATCACGAACATAAGATCTAACACCGTAAGCATTTACAAATTCCAATTCAGTGCCACACCACTCTTCTGCTATTGGTCTTAATACCTTTTCCCATCTCAAAAACCACTCTGTAGGAACATCAGATACTAAGCAAAAAGGTTTGTTAGAATTTAATAGTCCAACAGTTCCATCAGCAACAAAGGCTTGGTAATCATCATCCCAGTCATTTTCAGCATACACAACCCTATTAAATCTACACATATTATATGCAGTCTTAATATCATACTGCATCTCTATGGGCAACTTTACTTTTTTAAAAGGTGTGTCTACAAATCTTGGCCAAGGAGTTTTAATCATCGCAACTTTGGTCCATTCATCCAAGTAACTAAAGAAACACGTCTACCATGAGTAACTGGAGTTACTCTATGAGGAACCCTAGAGTCAAATACAATTATACTACCCTTTCCTTTTGGTGCTTTAACTATATTTCCATGGTAATCAATAAATTCTAAATCACCACCAATATATTCAGATGGATCACTTACAAGAAGACTTGCACTTAATTTTCTAGTTACATCTGGATTATCTGCTGTACCGTAGTCACTATGCCAATCATAGTGACCATCTTTTTCATAGACAGATATCTGTATACTCTCCAACATCTGAAGATCGTATTCCCAATTATTTTTATTTGCTACTCCAATGTAGTGAGACATGATACTACATGCCCAATGACTTTCATACCACCATTGTAGTTTTGAATTTCGGATTGATTTATTCTCTCTCCCAAAACTCTCTCCACCAACGTGAGCATCTTCAAAATCAACTTTAAACTTCTCCATCTCAAGAAGTTCTTCCCTCATTGTATCCACAATGATGTCTGGAATAACCTCAGTGTAATACATTACAGGGGTATCAGCGACTAAATGATCACCCTCATAGTGAACATTGTCGGTAGGTATTTGTTTATACTGAGAAACGTACATATCTCCATGCATATAAGAGAATCGGGATGACAGGATTTGAACCTGCGGCGTCTCGCTCCCAAAGCGAGTGCTCTACCAAACTGAGCTACATCCCGTTCATTCTATCAGAGGATTAGTGCTGGGTCAACACTTCATCTTTTATATATGAGACAATTAGAACCCCTCTACGATGTTTAGAATGATTATATGCATAGTGCAAAGACTGCTTCTCATCAAAAAGATTTAGATCTCCATTAGATAAAAGTCTCTTCTCATTATCAACCACCAAAGCAGACTCACCAGAGTCTGGGATATCAAGACTAAAGTGATACTTTATTACACTTGATTCTAGATAATTCTCATCAATTCTCTCATCCCCATCAGAATGTGGTTCTAAGTCAACATCAGGTTCTAGTATTGAGAATACTGCAAGAACAGGAAGGATTGGTTGAGATAGAATCAATTTAGTAGTAAAACATTCTGAACAGAACCTAGGAAGAATTTTTATAGTCTTACGATTAAAGACTAACGGACAAACCTTCCAAGAACTTTCCTCAGTTAATTTAAAATCAAAATCTACAAAATCATTATCAGGATCTGCAGTCAAATCATATTCATGAGAGTAATCAATAAGATACCCCATGTCTCTACCATGGAGATAATCTAATCTAATTTGTTCTAAATTATCAACAAAAATATTTGGATCAATTCTGCTATAGGCACTGTCAATAAACATAATAAAACTTAGTTGAATTTATTTAATCTTTATAAAGTAATCTTTAACCAGTCAAAAAGTGGTGGGATTACTCCGACAAGTCGAAGAAGACCCTCAGCAAAAAGTGCGAGAACAACCCAACCAACACACATACTGATAATTCCAGCATTACGATTATGCTTTCGTATTGCATCATCGATCATCTCCTGTGCTTGTTCTTTGGTTATGTAATTAGGTGGTTTTTTCCTTTCAAATAGATTCATTATCGGCATCGAGTTTGTTTAAAAATTCCAGTCTTTTTTCCCAAGTATCCCCAAATTCATTTCCTTTTTGGGGATTGATGCATTGTTGATCACCCAATTTATTACATACTAAACCTGCAAGATCTGCTTCATCTCCTTTTGAGCCTGTTGACCAGAAGTGTTGACCATTTATCCAAACAGCACCACACTTCAGACATTCCTTTCTGCTTAATGACAGATCAGACAGTTCCTTGTCAGCGGCCATCTTTAATCTCCTTGATTAATTGTTAGCAATTTACTCTTAAAGTAGTATATAGGATATTATACAACAATAATCAAAGGTTTATGCTATAATATGCTTAAATTCTAACTTGATCTGATGAATCTCATAGATAATTATTTATCTGAACTTGGGTATAATGATGATAGTGAGTTGCACGAACCTGGTCAGAAGTTGCAAATAAAAATCCCCTTTGTCTTTGGTGATAAAGAGATTAACATCTGCCCCTTCATCGTACCATTCTACACCAAAAAAAGTTATCTTGATGTAGAACTCAAAGCAAATCTAACTGATAGACTTCCTAAAAATGAATTAGATTTCCGTATGGAGTGTCTAATTAAAAATATTCAATTTGACAAACCAGGACGACTTGGTGAAATGGGATGGGAAGCAGAATATATTACTGACCCTACAGAATTTACTGCAACTGAGAGAGGTCGTATTGTAGTATCTTCATTCAAAAAATTTAGAAAACTAATTCTAAAAGGAGAATGGTTAGATGGTATTACAGGTCAACCAGGAGATATCATCGTGTCTCATCCTCTTGGAATAAAATTTGATATGGGATTCACCGAAGAATCTGAGAAGGAAGGAACATTCCAAAGAAGCGTTCTCTCCAAAAAAGTTTTTAAGTTTGGAGAAGTAAAAGAAGATGGTATGCAATACGCTGTCATCGGAGATGACTTAGACATGCATCCTATCTAACATCAAAATCTAATTTACGAATCTTTCTTTTACTACGATTTTCTTGCCAGGATCTATCTACTTCAGGTAGATCTGGTTTTTTAGTATTTTTAATATTTTGTATAATGACTACTTTATTCAAGTCATTTGCAGAGATAACATCCCCACGAAGAGTAGTCATGTTGGGGCACCCACAACACACAGTTTTTACTACATGTGAACACAATTCAGTGTTACATTCTTTACATCTTACTATCATGGCACTTTAACTTAGAATGCTCGAAGAGGGGATCGAACCCCCGACAATCTCCGTGTAAAGGAGGTGCTCTACCGCTGAGCTATTCGAGCAAACTCCTCCACCTGGACTCGAACCAGGGACAACAGAATTAACAGTTCCGCGCTCTACCAACTGAGCTATAGAGGATTGACATTACGTCTCATATTATATCACTAGGGATTATCTCTGTCAATACCTAGATCTTCAAGGTACTCGACCCACCAGTCTGGGTCTTTTTTTTGTTTCCAATCGGGGACGGGTAGATTATGAAGCGAATAATATTCGTTAATCGCTTCATCGATAGTCTGTGCGATCTCCATATTCCTCTTCCTTCTCATCAACGTCCGCATATGCATCTGCCACAAAGGGTCCTCGTTTTCGTAGAGGTTCTTTTCCGACATAAGAGTTTTCTGTGTTAACTGCAGATACCCACACAGCAAGTTTCATTACTATAAAAATAAGCGCCAGTGGTGTGAAGCAACCGATTAAAATTACTGGATTCATCACCCTCACCTAAAGTATTATTATTTAGAGCAATCCTTGTCTATCTACAAGATTATCAAAGCATAAACAATATCTAGGAGTAGATAGGTTACTGAATACATGATGAGGGGTTCTTCCCCAAAAGAAATGGAATCTATTGTGAGAAAAGTTCTCATTTATAATTCCATCAGATTTAGTGTTCAAATAAAGTTGACATACTTCTTGTTCTTGTGGGTTAACATCAATACCCCAAAGACCTCTAATGATAGTCTCTTCATCGTACTCTGGATCTGGATCAGTATGCCAATCAATAACTACTCCAGGATCAAGAACACTAATACCACATCTTTGACGTATCCCTGCTTCTAAGCAAAGATTAAAAAGAGTTGGCATACGAACAGCATTCTGAGTGTAGATAATATCATACTCAGGATTTACATATACTGCTTGATCATATACTTCTTCAAGATGAGCTAGATCCATAGAAGGATGATACTGTCCAAAGAGAGCAGCAACTTTCCATCCAGCATAAGGATTTTTATCTATAGAAGTATATCCATTATTACCACTCCAATTAGTATAGACCAATTGATGTTTTACTGATCGAAACTCATCACGAACTGCTTCGTAATTGTTTGCCAATAGGTTAAGAGATGGATTGATTTCTTCTTTTGTAAAAAATCTTCCCATAATTGTATGATAAATATACTCTAAATCTGGTAAGGGATACATGTTAAAACGACTCAGGTAGGACTCGAACCTACGACCGACTGCTTAGAAGGCAGTTGCTCTATCCAGCTGAGCTACTGAGTCATAGGTTGATTATATCAGTTCAATTCTTCTTCGTCAACCTCCTCAGTACCATTTGCCTTACTAATTGTTTTTTGATTTTTTGTGGAAATTTGTTGTACATGCTGAATTGGGGTGCCAATATAATTGGCAAAACCATCTAGGTCATTGTGACCCCAGTCATTTAGTTGATCGACAGGAACTTTAGACATAGTTTTTAATCATGACAGAATGAATTTTTTTGTATAGTCATGGGCATACAATTCCCTGTTGCCCTTGATGCCCCATCCTAACCAGTAATAGGCAGGCACCATGTATTGATGGACTGATAGTCCACTACCCTCAAATTCAGGAAGATAGCGTTGGAAGATAGGTTCGTTAATCATCCATCGAGTTTGACCTTCCAGACTACTGGGGTCGCATCCATATTTATTACAAAATCTACCGAGGTTATCATAGCGACCAATACTGGTCCACTGAATCAAACCATAACCGCCACTCAAGCAGTTCTCATAGGAGACACGAGCACCACCCTCACAGATGTTAGGGATGAACTTACTCTCCTGCTTGATGTTACCCATGATTGTAGCAAGGGCATTCTTATCTTTGATTCTAGTATGCACCTGAAGTTGCTCAAGGACATACTGTTCCTCAGGTGTACAATCAGGACACTTCCAAGAAGCAAGTTCTACAACAGGTATTTCAACTGCAGGGGGTGCTGTTGCCAGAGGGGTCAACGCAGTGTAAGTAGCAATAGCACTAACACTGATAGCACCCACTAATGTTGCAGCGGTCATAACAGGTCTCAAGTTGTTCATCAAAGTGTATCAAGGTTGTTTTGGTTTGTCAATAGCAGAAGATACAGGTGGTTCACCATCCTTTGTGGTGAACTGAATTGGTGCCTGTTCAATACGAATAGTTTGTGCAGGTGCAGTTTGTGCTGCAGCAGCAATCAATCTTTCCATATCTGCTTTGCTGATACCACAACCAGTAGAAGATCCATTACCATTTCCATTGCCACCTTT